AACTGCCATATTACACCAATTATCATGATTACCTTCAGTAAGATATTTTTCTATACAATTTACCTTATCTAAAGATTCATCAATTTGGTCCATGCCAGAATTGACATCTTTTACATCTTTTTTAAAATCTTTTATTAAAAATTCAAGTGGAGGCGCTTTTTTTCTTTTGTACTTCCAAGCCGAAAACGCTGACCACTCTCCAACATCACCTAAATCAACATACGCATCAGGCTTAACTATTTCTATAGTTTTACATAAAACATTAATTGCTGGTTGGTCATGTAGAGGAAAATGTTTGTCAGGCGTTACTATTACACGTTTAACAACACCTTTTGACATTTAATGTACCTCTTTTACTCTGTTACTTAATTCTTTTGCTCTGTTGGGCGTTTGCTTTGCCCACAAACTATCTAACATTTCTATTGATGCGTTTTTAAATTCTTTTTTCTTTAAATATGATATAGTTTTTCTAAACTTTGAAACACCTGTTACACCTAATTGATAACACATTTCCATAACTACATCTTGTATTTCTTCTGGCATGTCTACATACCATTCAAATTTATTCACTACTCTTGATTCTAATTCGTGAATTTTTCTTTCTAAAATAATATCACATATATCTCTATCTAACTCTAAATCTTTGATTGCAAAGCCATATCCAATCGTGTCTACACCTAACGAATCTTTGTAGACAATCCCTACATAACCCTCATGCTTTTTAATGCTTTCTATTAATGACATATTTCTCCTAATTATAGGGGGCGAAAACCGCCCCCTATTTTTATAAGTATTACCTTACTATGATAGTTTATCTATCAATGCGAACACTTTTTGGTTACCTGCAGTTGTACTACCTGTAAGTAAGCAACCATATACACTATCTGCAACAAATCTTGTAGATAATGATGGTAAGTGATAATCACTTTGTACTCTTGCTTTCATTCCTGATGCGTAAGCAATGTGCATAGCATCTTTATGAATTAAGAATCCAAGTAATAACTCATGCTCATCAGTTACACCATCGGCACTAAAGTTACCAACAGGTGTAGATGATGCTGCTAATGAAGTAGAGCCTGCACCATAGTGCATAAAGTTATTAGAAACAATAACCTCAACACCACCAAGTTTGCCTGCAAAACCACTAATGAAAGGTACTTCAGAACCTTGAGAGTTACCAATAGCATCGTATCTTGCAAATTCTGCAAGTTTAAATAGACTTGCATAAACTGCAGGATTTAATACCATTACATAATCTTCAATGTTTGAATCATTTAAGTATATTGCTTCTAACATGTTAGCAATACCCTCTTTTGATATTGTTCTTGAGCCTGTAGTATCATTAAATATGATAGTGTTACCTGCTTGATTACCATCATTATCAGCGTTTGCTGAATTGAAAGCCACTTCTTCAAACAGTTTCTGTGCAAGATATTGGTCAATTTTTTTAGCCAAAGCGTAACCTAATTTTTCAGTATAAAGATTCATTACGTCATAAGAAGATTGTACTTTTGCTAAATCTGTGATTGCTATAGCACTATGTATCGCTCTATTAATATCAAGTGTGTATTCACCTTCTGCACCTGTAGTTTTTGCAAATGCTAAATTTGAATCAATAAGTGTTTCTACTGCTGCAGTATCGCCACCGTATGTATCACTTGCTGTTAGTTCTGTGTGTTTTGGTAAATGGATTCTATCCCCACCATTTGCTACCATTCCTGACAAGTCTTTTGCCAATGCACCAAATACAAGGTTTTTTTCCATATAATCCATAATTGATTCACCCCACACTTCAGGGATGAATTTTTGTAATGTAGCCTCTGCGCCTGTGTCTCTTAAACCACCAGCCAGATTTACATTATTTGTACCTGCTAAAGCCATTTTAGCCTCCTAAATTATACTATTTCTGCTTGGCTTTGAAGGCGTAGTAGTCTCTTCTTTCTTGCTCGTTCATTTCTTTCCAAGGCTTATTAGTTGGAGGAGTTGCTACTTTACCTCTGCCCACCACTTCAGAATTAGCGGGTTTTGAAATTTTATTAGTTACATATTCAAGAGTTTCTAAATCAAGTTTTGATAAAGAATCTCTTTCATCTTCAGGATGACGTTCAAGTAATGAATTTCTTTTATTCGATTCATAAGATTTCCATCTGTCTGCGTCTTTCATAAGCGTGTCATTTTCAGTTGATACTTTTTCATAAAGAGATTTAAAATCCTCTTTTTGTTTTAATTTATCTTCTTCTTGACGTGCTATCTCTTTTTGTAAATTAGATAACTGTGCTTCTGCGTCCTGCGCTCTTTTTCTATACTTCTTGCTTTCTGCTATGTACTCATTTTGAGCGTTATCTTGAGTAACATTCTCTGTACCACTATCCACTACTGTTTCATTAGATACTTGTGTTTCTTCGGACATGCTGCCCTCCTATATATTGTGTTTTTTTGTATGCCAAACCACTATATCTTGCATTTGACAGTCATTGTAAATTAAATTAAATAGGTTGAATTATGCAACATTTAAATGATTATAAACAAAAATGGTTTGATTATTTAGGTTATAAACCACACGCAGGGCAAAGCAAGTTACACTTTCCTAAAAAAGTTACTGCAAGATTTTTTGTAATGGTTTGTGGGAGGCGTTTCGGGAAGACGACAGCATCGGCAATGGAAGCGACATTCTACGCCTCCCTGCCGAACAAAAGAATCTGGCTTGTAGGACTTTCTTATGATAAAGCAGATTTGATGTTCAGAGAAGTGTGGCAAAAAATGGTTATAGGTCATTCAAACGATATAATCAAGGCTTCTGAAAAAGAAAGATATATAAAATTTAAATGGGGTACAACTGTAGAGGCTAAATCAGCAGATAATCCTGATTCTTTAGTTGGAGAAGGTTTAGATTTGTTGATTGTTGATGAAGCAGCAAAAGTAAAGCCTAAAATTTGGGATATGTATTTATCTCCAACTCTATCAGATAGAAAAGGTAAAGGAATATTTATTTCTACACCAGAAGGGTTTAATTGGTTATACGATTTATATTTGCTTGGCAAAAGTGATGAATTATGGGAATCTCATCAAGCGCCTTCATGGGACAATCAATTTGCCTTTCCAAAAGGTAAAGATGACACTTTTCTTATTGAAAGAAAGCGTAACATGTCAAAAGAACTCTATGACCAAGAATATGGTGCGCAGTTTACAAGTTTTGAAGGTAGGGTTTATCCGTTTGATAGAAATATTGATGTCGGTTATTATCCTTTCAATCCTCGGTTGCCTGTTTTTTGTAGTATTGACTTTGGTTACAGGATGCCTTCTGTGGGATTCTACCAAACACACAGAGTAAATGGGCAATGGCATATTAATATGATTGATGAAATAGCACATCAAACAAATATAAAGACAGATGAATTAGCAGGTATGATTAAGTCAAAGCCTTATAAACCAATTAGATACTATGGTGACCCTGCTGGATTACAAGCATCAAGCCAATCAGGTATAGGCGATATAGAGGTTTTTAGAAAAAAAGGTATAAACGTAATGACTGTTACAGATAAAGCATCAAGAAGTATATCAGCAGGAATAAACCATGTCAGAGGCTTTATTGAAAACGCAAGCGGAGATAGACATTTACATTTAAATAACAATTGTATAGGCATGGCAGAAGATTTAGAAAGTTATAGATACCCTGAAGCGATAGAGGGTAAAGATTTAAAAACAGAACCAATAAAAGATGGTTACCATGACCATGGTTGCGACCAATTAAGGTATTTTTTTATTAACCATTTTCCAATAAGAAACAGACAAATAAAGGTGAGGCAAAGATAATGGAAATAACGAATGTAATTAAAGAAAGTTTAGAATTTTTAAAAGTACACAATCATAAACAAAGAGAACATTATGTTAATAGACTTTTAGACTATTATAATGGAAATAACACAGAACAATATATAATAGATAAATTTGATTTAGACGCATTTAGAGAAGTGCCTCCTTACAACGCTAATATAACCAAAAAATTTATAAATAAAATGTCTCGCGTATACACAATTGGCGCATCAAGAAATATTTCTGAACGATATAATGAACTTACATCATTAAAAGACACAAAAATGAAACATATTGAAAGAATGACAAGGTTAATAGGTTCTGTTGCTGTAAGAATTATGATGACTGAAGAAAATGAGAATCCTCACTTTGATTATCAACCTATTTATTATTTTCATCCATTCTTTGGCGAGGACCCATTTAAACCTATTGCTTTATCTTACCCTTTAATGAATTATACAGAAGATGTGTCAGATACAAGTGAAATGATGTATATACATTGGAATACTGAAACCTACACTATATTTAATGAAGATGGCAATATTATTAAAGAAGATGTTCATGGCTATGACACATTGCCATTCGCTTTTGTACACAGAGAACATCAAACAGATTCATTTTATGTAGAAGGTGCAAACGACATTATTTCTGCTAATGAACATATTAATATTACAATGACAGAAATGCAATTAGGTTTAAGATTTCAAATGTTTGGACAACCTGTTGTAAGTGGCGCAGATATGGGTAGCAGACAAAGATTTGGTTCTGATGTGATATTAGAACTTCCCGCAGATGCAGATTACGATATTAAATCACCTTCTGGCGATATAATTAAGGTTATTGAGAATGTAAAGTTTCAAATGGAATTAGTTGCACAAAACAACCATTTATTTGTACAATTTGCGCAAGATGGTGGCGAAACACCAAGTGGTATAGCCTTAAAAATTAAAGATTTAGAAAGATTTGAAGATTATCAAGACGATTTAGCATTATGGTACTTATATGAAAACAAAATGTACGAAATTGAGAGAAATATAGCATCTGCTTTTAATATTTCTTTACCAGACAGTTTTAAAATTGACTTCAAAGAACCAGATTACCCTATGACAGTCCAAGACCAAATTGCTTTAGATGTACATAGATTAAATTTAAATTTAATATCAGAAGCAGATTTATTAGTTGAATATAATAAAGACTTAACATTAGAGGAAGCAGAGGAAAAAGTTGTCAGAAACAAACAGAAAAACAAAAAACAGTCAATCTTTAGTCAAGCACGTCAAGAAATTGAAGGAACTACGGAAGTTCAACCTGGACCTACCAACGAACAGCAAGATTAATGAAATTATAGCAAATCCAGAGCAATTTGCTGAAGAATTTGCTCAAAATGCTTTAGAAACACAGGCTTTTAGGTTTTTTGAGGCTAAAAAATTTGGTATTAGTTTTGCAGAATCATTATTAGAGGAAAAAGATGGGATTTAAAAATAGAAGCGGTATAAAAGATATAAAAATTAACTTTGACTTAATGCCTTTGATGGCTGTTTTAGATTCTGTACCCACATTTTTCTTTACACCACAAGTAAAAAAGGAATTATTTGAGGGCGTAGCCCGAACCGCAAAAAAAAACTTGCAGACAAGCAATTTTAACAACAATATGATAGAAGAATCAACAAAATATATACGAAATTGGCGTGGAAACAGAGAAAATCCACCATTAATAGAGACAGGCAAGTTATTAAACAGTATAAAAGCAGTAAAAGATGGTGTTGAAATGGAAGATTATGGTCAATATCATATAGATGGCTATAAAATTAGGTCAAATAAATTTACAAAGGCTTGGAATATAAAAGCAGGCACAAGAGTACCTAAAAGAAACTTTTTAAAATCACAAAAAGGTTCTGCTATGAGCGCAAAAATATCTGAAAAAGCAAAAAAAGAAATGATTACTAAAATCAATAAGACAATAAGAACTAAACTAAAATCCATGAGGAGATAGGAGATGGCTGATGAAAAAAGAATTAAGCAAGAAGAACTCAACGAAGAAGACGAAGCCATCTTCAAGTGGGCAGCGTTCAATATCTCATTCGCAATTACTGCGTTTGGAGAAGAGATTAGAGCAGAAATTAGCAGATTACGAGCAGCAGGTATTGCTGATTCGCAAATTGGTGGAATCCTTAATACCGACCTCCAATCAGGAGGAAGAATATTTGGAAGTTTTAGAAATTCCATTAAGCGAGGAGTTGTATCAGGAATTATGCAAGGCTATCGGGTCGGACAAGATAGAGTTTATGGGGATAGCATAAAAATGAGATGGGTGAGCGTTGGTTCACCCAATATTTGTCCAGATTGCAAAAAAAGAGTAGGAAAAATAGAAAGTTGGAGGACTTGGGAAACTTTAGGTTTACCAGCGAGCGGCTTTTCTGTTTGTAAAGGGTATTGTTATTGTCAATTAATACCAACAAATTACCCAATTGAGGATAAAGTGATTATAAAGTGATGGTGGAATATGGAAAAAGAATTAGAGAGTGTGGCACAAGATTTTCTGGGGAACTATGGATGGATGTTAATAGTCGGTATAGCAGTATTTTCATTTAGGTCCGCTATTGAAGGTATTGTTGAAGGTTTAAAAATATTTTTAGGTAATGATTTAAATACAGATGACGTTGTAACCATAGATGATAGACCAGCAAGAATTGTTAGAGTAGGTATTTTTAAAACCATTTTTTTTGTGTATAATATAGGGTGCGCAAAAGGCAAACCTTATGTAAAAGGCGGTGCAAAAATGCAGATACAAAATAGCGTTTTAAAGAATCATAAGATAGAAAAACCATTACCTATGCTTGATTTAAGCCAATGGGAAGAAGAATGTGAACAGGAGATAGATAAATGATAGATACAACGATTAATATGGGTTCAATTATAACAATTATAACAGTTACAGGGACTTTATTGTTCACAACAGGTAATTATGCGACTAAAATTGATTCTGTAGAGAAAGAACAAGAGAAAACAGTAGTAAGAGTTAAGAAAACAGAGCAAGATATTACCGATTTAAAGGTTACTACCGCTAAAATAGAGACAAAATTAGATGAAAGGTTTGATAGAATAGAAGATTTACTAATGGATATTAGTGATTAGCCTCTTCTGCAGCGATTATTTTGTTTTCCCATGCTTTTCTTTGACCTTTCGTAGGTCTTTTAGCGCTTAATGGTTCAACACCGACTTTTTTAGCACGTTTTTTCCAATTATACCACT